CAAGGTTTCCATGATTTACCGTTAAGGGTAAACTCACACTCAGTCCCAACCGGCGGCAACCCCTCACCATTCCATACAGGTTTCTGCGATGCTGCGAGTGCGGATTCGTATTGCTTGCGACTTACTTCGTTTGTGTACTCGAATGGGTGAATTTTTGAATCCCAGCCATCATCACATTTCGGTAACATTAAGTTACCGGTAAGAGTACCGTCAAAAATGTAGCACCGTCCGCGTGCATTGAGATGTGCCCTACATTTTCCGGCCACCCGCCACGCTTCGGCAATTCCTGTACCAGCAGTTCAATCAGTTTCATTTTGTTTCTCCCAGTGCTTTGGCGATGGCGGCTTGTGCATCTTCAACAATCACATCGGCTGAAAAATCATAATAGTTTTCAAGGTCAATAACGCACGCCACAAGAAGTTGCAATTCTTTCAGCAATTCTGGCGCGGCGGCAATGAGTTGTGCGTTTGCTTCCGCTTCTTTCAGCCATGACAAACGTGAAACAACATGTGCCAGATTCAGACTCATTGCACCCGGTTCATTATTTTGGTGACGAATATCAATTAAATCACCACGCTTTTCACTTACGCGCCACGGCCCCGGCGTACCTTTAAACTCGCTCATATCTACTCTCCGTCAAATTGTGATAATATCTAACCAACATAGTAACTCTACATCACTCTGACGGACTCGTCAACATGAAACAGACTGAAATTGCTTATTACCGCAAACTTAAACAACTGGCAAAGCTGGTACGTGAAGATGTGGACGCAGAGATTGTGCCGTTACTGAAACAGCTTGCGCCTGAGTATGTGGCAGACGCTTCGTGGTCTGACATCATCGCAGCGGCTGTGCGTCGTCTGCTTACACGCTGGACCAGCCCGCAGGCGCAGCGTCAGGCCGAACAGATTGCGCGGGATTTTGTCACCACATCGGCGGGTGATAATGACCGTCGCGTTAAGTCATTTGGTATCGACCTGTACGGTGGTGACCAGCAGTTACAGGATTACCTCAAGGCTGCGGCGTTCCAGAATGCACAACTCATCAAATCCATCCCGGCACAATATCTGGAGCAGGTGCAGAACATTGTCATGGGTAACATGCGTCAGGGTATGCGACCCAGTTACATTGAAGCGGCACTGGTTAAACAGTTTGGCGTTACAGAACGTCGTGCAAAACTAATTGCACGCGATCAGACGAGTAAGATTCAGGGTGAGATGAGCCGTATCAGGCAGGTTAATAGCGGCCTAGAGTACTTCCGCTGGATAACGTCACAGGATGAGCGTGTGCGTCACAGTCACGCGGCGGTGGCTAAGCGCGATGTGGGATATGGTGAAGGGGTGTTTAAGTGGTCAGATTTACCGGTTGTGGATGGTGTACCAACATTTCCGGGGCAACCAATAAATTGTTTCCCGGGCACCTCACCAGTGAACGTCTTCTACGGTGCTGAAAAAGCGTTTAGGCATTGGTTTAGCGGCAAACTGACCACGCTCGTCACGGAATCTGGTGAACGCATCGAATGTACACCTAATCACCCGGTGCTTACCGATAAAGGTTTCGTCGCCGCTCACTTGTTGAATGTTGGCGATAATATCGTCTATGTTCCGCAACAGACTTTCAATGTCTCTGAAAAAGACGCCCACAGTTCGAATATTGTATTCAGCGAGTTTTTTAATGCGGCTCAGTTGATAGGGGTCAGTGATAAACCTGTTCGGGCACTTGGTGGTGAGTTCCACAGCGACATTTCCGCAAACGAGGAAATCGAGGTTATAGACTTCGACTGGGTATTGCCCGACGAATTCGATTCCACGCTGGGTAAGAATTTCTTTGAACTCTTTCTCACCAGGGCCGAAGAAGTGTTCAGTTTGGTTGATGCACCGTGTGACAGCAATCTTACATCTGTGGTCAAAGGTTTGACTTTTGCCCCTGACAGCGTCGTGAGCAGCGCGTGTAAGTTGTTGTCGTTCGTGAGCGCTGGTTTTACTCATCCGAATGAACATCGCCTCACTGCGGTTGGCTTGCTTTATTCCGGACTCGTTGAGAATGCGAGTGATGACGTTGCGAGAAGTGTTCAATTCTTCAGCAATTGCTTTGACACTCATGCCAGCGTCGATGCGCGTCACAATCTGTTCAAGCGGTATATTTTGGCGATTGTGCGCAGTGCGTTTGGTTTTGGGGATTTCCAGACCCCGGGCGCGAATTCGTTTACTGAGTGCATCGGCACCAACGCCGAGAATTTCACCAACGGCTTTGACACTGTGACCATCAAGCATCAGTTGGTACGCATTATCGATAAGACTTTCAGGGAATTTAGCGGCCATGTGCACAATCTCCAAATGGAAAGAGGTTTATTTGTATCACATAATTTTGCCGTAAGCAATTGCCGCTGTGTGGCGAGACCAGTTACAGCGGCAGCAGTGGAGCGGTATAAGGCTAAGAAGTAACCTTATTGACAAGTCGGTCCATCGCTATCCAGCGCTCAGATGCTGAACCATCCTCTTTGGTCGCGGTAAACGTCACGATATCTTCGCGGAGGTTCAGTTTGAAGTTTGTCACGGTGATAATACCGTCCACATCGATAAATTTGTCATTGTTGCGGAGCATTACCGCTTTGACGGGTTTATAGTTCATTTTCCATACGCCTCACGTAACACAGCATTAGCGAGTGCCCAACCTTCATGCTTACGTGCAAGCTGTTGTGCGGCCTTTAACAGTTCTTTATCGACAATGCGCGCCTCTGATGCGGGGCGGTCGTAGCCGGGAAGTAATGTGTTCATCTCTCAAACCCTCTCTGTTGTTGATAAACTGATTATACGTCATCCCTGACGAACTCGTCAAGTTAAATCACTCCTGCGGCGGATCGGGCAATGGTTGCCAGTGTGTGACATATTCGGCGTCAATCACCTGCTCACCCTCATAATTTGTGTATGTGAACGTGTTTTTCACTGGGTCATAGAAGTGCTCGGCGACTTCACAAATATCGGTGTTATAACAGATGAACCACCCAAGTGGCGGCATCCGCTCACTGCACTTAGTCCAGCCTTGCATACAATGTCCCCACTCGTTTCAAATCGCGCTGCGCGTGACAGCTGTAAGTACCGTCGTCCCATTTGACCCAGTACCGCGGCGGCTTATTAGCCACCACATTCTCAACTGTTCCGGTGACGACACCATTGGGGAACAACTTCACAAGTGTTCCGGTCGGGTAACGTGGGATGGTTGTCATCATTCACCCTCGTACAGTGGTTTAAGCTGATACCCAAACATGACAGCGTTATCATGCGCCACACTACCGGCGCGCACCAGATACGTGACACCACGGTTGGTTGTTACTTCGTATGCGTAGGGAATCATTGCGGTATTACCTCAAGTTTTAAACCTTGGTCTTTATTGACCGACATGATTACCACATCATTTTCAATTAAAGGATTCAACGGCTCATTACCCGGTTGGAAATGATAACGATATTGGAAACCATGTCGCGTAATGTAACGCAGCGTAAAAACCTTGTTACCGATTTTCACTTTCTCACCTGGAGTGAAACAATCGTGCTCAACCATCATTATTTCTTCACCCCGTTCAGTTCTTCGGCAACGAGCGTTGCATAACCGGCAATGTCTTTCCAGTTGTCGTCATAGGTCGGGTCACCGTTCAGAATGCGACCAATCTTGTGCTGAATCATGTCCAGCGCTTCTTTCTGGCTTACTGTGAGATTATTCCATCCGTCGACTTCATGCATCACGTGTTTAAGGTCACGCATAATCTCCGCACCATCGGCAAACTTACCGTAACGACTACCACGCTCGGCGATGAGTGCTTGTACCAAACGGTCATCGTTGACAGAGGTGACGCGCTCGCGTTGGGCAATGATATCAATGTCCGATTCATCGAGTTTATCCTCCTCAATAGTGAACTCACTTTTTTGAGTTATACAACGCACTTTCGCACCAGTTTTATGTGATTCAGCAAAGAAAGTATTACCACCTGTATGCGTCCGTAAAGTCGCCCAATCCGGAGCACCCTCAAAATCTTTCTCACTGCCTTTAATGTATCGCCACGTGGACATAGTTGTATCTCCTGTAAATTATGTATATCATGTGTCACAAGACCAGATTAATACTTTTTGACGGGGACGTCAACAGTAATTATGCAGATAACCATTAATGACCGTCAGACGTATGCCATTAACTCTCAACGTGTTTACACGGATGAGGGATTTTTACGCGTTCCCGGTTATGCGTCACGCACTGGTATCCAGACTTATCTCGCTTCTGAACTGGGTTTGCCGGGCGACCCTAACCGACTGGTAAATGTTTATCGCCCGCCCGAAGAAGTTTTTGCAGACGACTCACTGAATACCTTTCTTGGTATCGATATTACTGATGACCATCCTTCCACACTGGTAAACAAAGACAATTATCGCAATCTGACGGTTGGTGTGGTAACCAGTAAAGGGCGTCAGGACAATGACCACGTTGCCGTTGACCTGCTGATTAAAGATAAAAATGCAATCAGCAAAGTGGAGTCGGGTAAAAGCGAATTGTCCGTTGGTTACACCGCACTGTATGATGAAGTGAATGGTGTTGCACCAGACGGAACAGAATATGAATTTGTACAGCGTGCAATCCGTTGCAACCATCTGGCAATTTGTCAGCGTGGTCGTGCCGGAACTGCACGTATTTTTGACAATGAAACCGGAGGCTCTCGAATGCCCGTTAATATCACGCTCGACAGTGGACGCGTCATTGATGTCGCTGACGCTGCTAATGCTCAACTGGTAGCTGATGCTTTTGACCGTCATGAAAAGCGTGTCAAAGACGCAGAAGCCGCCCGTGACACTGCACAGGCTCTGTACGATGCCGCGCAGGAGCAAGTTAAACAACTGCAACAGAAGTGCAGCGATGAAGCCATCATTGCACGTGTTCAGGAACTGACCAAAGTAACCACGCTGGCGCGTAAAATTGCCGGTGATGCGTTCAAATGCGACAGCATGGACACCGTGGAAATTCAGCGTGCTGCGCTGTCTGTTAAACGTCCGTCTGTTGACTGGGTTAACAAATCTGCCACGTATGTTGAAGCAGCATTCGACCAGGCTTCCGAAGAAGAGGAAGAAGAAACCGAAGATGCGGGCGGCAACGGTAAGCAGCGCAAAATGTGTGGTGACCGGTATCAGCAGCTTGCACAGGATGCGTCTAAAAACGCCGCACCTGTAATGGATGCGATGACCGCGTTCAAAATGAAGTCCGCTAACCTCTGGAAAGGAGCGAAATAAAATGCCTGTACAGACTACTTATTCGAAATACATGGGTGAAGCTCTGGACGGCATGAAAGCCGACATGGAAGCGTATAATACCGTGTCAAAACTGAACAAAGGTACTGCGGTCATTCCGTTTGGTCGCGCAGTATTCACCGACGGTGACGACGGTATGAAGTTGCCGGTTTCCGGTTCAACCGCCGCACAGTTCATCGGTATCGTAATGCGCGAACTGACCCGTGCTTACACCGATGCGCAAATCACTTCCGGTATCGGTGCAATCCCGAACTACGATAACACCGTTATGACTACGGGTGTTATCTGGGTTTCCCCGGCTATTGCAGTCGCCAAAGATGACCCGGTCTATGTACTGAAAGCGGATGGTCGTCTGACTAACGTTGCCGGTACTGACAATATTCTTATTTCTAATGCGAAGTTCGTGTCTACGGCCGCCGCTGGCGCACGCGCTAAAGTTTCTCTGGTTATCGGGGGTTAATGATGAATTTAGTAACGGCTAAAGATAGCCAGACTGGTTTCACTTTCCAGTATGACGCCGACCTGCAATATGCACGCAGTTTCGATGCGGGCGGGGTGGCGTTCTACATCAGCCAGTTGACCAATCTGGAAGCGAAAGTATACGAAACCCTGTACCCGGACATCATTTTTGATGAACTGGTGCCGGTCAACACCAGTGATCCGGAATGGGTGGACAACGTGGCGTATATGTCATACAACGCCGTGACAATGGGTAAATTCATCGCTGCAAACGGTCGTGATTTGCCGCAGTCCGACATCGACGCAAGCATTTCTTACATTCCGGTCGGTTACGCTGGTAACAGCTACGGCTATTCTCTGGAAGAACTGCGCAAAGCTGCTGCAATGCGTATCCCGCTGGACGCTGTTAAGGCGCGTATGTCCTATCGTGGCGCACGTCAGCATCAGCAGCAGGTCGCATTCTTCGGCGATACCAACCGTAAAATGTTCGGTCTGTTCAATCACCCGAACGTACCGCTCGATAACTCCACAATCGACTGGGACACCGCCGACGGTGATGCGATGGTTGCAGCGCTTAACAGCCTGTTAATCAAAGTGTGGAACCAGTCCAACACCCGTCACGTGCCGAACACTCTGTTGATTCCGACTAATATCTGGGCGGTTATCAACGCGAAACGTATGGCGATTGGTACGGACACCACCGTACTGGAATACCTGCGCATCAACAACAACTCAACCGCTGTCACGGGTCGTCCACTGGAAATCCGTCCGGTACTGTGGCTGAACGATGCGGGTACAGCCGGTGCACCTCGTATGATGGCGTATGAGAAGAACGACGACAACCTGACCATGCGCATGCCAATCCCGTGGCGTTCACTGCCGCCCCAGCCGACCGCACTGCGTCTGGAAATTACTGCCGAATATAAGATCAGTGGTTGCGAGTTCCGTTATCCACTTTCGGCGGCGTATCGTGACCTTGTTGCACCGGATGGTGTGTAACAGATGAACCGCCCTTCGGGGCGGTTTTTTTATTTAACGCGGATATAAGTGAAGCTTTCTTTGGTTAATGTTTTATCCGTAAACATTTTACTGTCTCCATACTTCTCAATCCATTCTTTACAACGTTGTTCTGACCACGTGTGACAGTGAACAGCCAACGGATTTTCTTTTTCAATAACGTGTCATTCCATCTCTCACCCTCTCTCTCCGTTATTTAATACGACAAATCCTACACCACCCTGACGCGCTCGTCAAGCACTACCCACATCGGCACACATGGTGTACACTGTATCAATCCGTGCGGATAGGGTCGCGCCCGACAAGCATGTAACCCGGCATGTTTCCGCACGGACCTTCAACCGGGCAAACTCCACGGAGAGTAACAAAATGGCTAAAGTAAAAGCTGCGCCGCAGACCGCACGACTCATCACCATCAATGATACGGATGGTAAATCCTACGACGTTGTACCGGGCGGCGATGGTTCTGTAGAGGTTGTCATCCCTAACCGTCTGGCACATGGTGCATTTGTTCAGGCGCTGATTAAACAGGGTGACCTGATTCTGACGGAAGACGGTGAAGACGAAAAGGAAGACGGTGACATTGAAGACCTGCGTGCACAGGCAGAAGAACTGGGTATTCAGGTTGACAAACGATGGAAAGCGTCACGTCTGCAAGCAGAGATTGATAAAGTTCAGTAAGCCGGGAGGCCAGATATGATTATTGATGCAAATGTTATCGCCGATTTCCGTATCTGGCCGCTTGGTGGTCAGGCTTTTTCTGACGTGACTCAATTCCCGGACAGCCTCATCCAGTACGCACTGTGCGAGGCTGATGGTGAAACAGGGTCATCACGCTGGGGTATTTATCAGTCAGAATGTCACAACCTGAAACAGCGTGGATTGTTTTACTACGCTGCACACTGGCTGGCAGTGTATTACCCGGACGGTATTACCAGTGACGTGAATCAGGAAGCGCGACTCAACACGGCGAGTAAGTCAATCGGCGATGAGTCAATCGCGTATCGCGTCCCTGCGATGATGCAGGTGTCAGATGACTGGCTCACATGGTCCGTGTATGGTCAGCAGTATTACCGCCTGCGTAAGCGAGTGGGAATGGGCGCACTGGCTGTTTAAGCTCCTGTACTCCCGAAACCACCTGTACGATTTCCTTTTGGTGCAGGTGGTTTATCAATCTGTACCAGTTCCACCTGCTGCACCGGCATGAGCATAGCCTGCGCGATACGGTCGCCGGGATTAATCTCGTAACTATAATTCCCGATATCTTTCACCAGTTTTACCATCACTTCATCAGTGTAATCACTGTCAATCACGCCCACACAATTTGATAACCGGATATCATTTTTGAACCCGTGACCGCTGCGTGAATAAATGAGCAACACGTAACCTTCCGGGATATCAAATTTAAGCCCCACAGGAACCACTACAGGCTCACCATAGCGTAAGATGTAGGTATGCCCGTCCGGTACGTACAAGTCGAAGCAGGCGCTTCCCTGTGTTGCATACGTGGGCATCTTTGCGCCGGGTCTGCACAGATTAACTTTTAACATTTCTTCATCTCCATCAATTGTTCATAATTGCAGCAACGGCCGTAATTGCAAAATTCTTTCGGTAAGGTCACGGGTATCTGATGATGGTCATAACCTTTTGATAACCAGTAGTTGTAAAGTTTTTGTGCAACACGCGCACGTAGCCATGTTTTGTAGCCATCGCCGATATATCGTGTTTTACCCTCCACATGACAGAATAGTCGCCAGCCATGTTGTCTTCTGGAAATACCGGGAGCACGTGCCAGATGTAGACCCATTTGAGGTGTTGGACCTTTATCAACACTGTCTCGTACACGGAATTGTGGAAGCATCACTTTTCCACGTTTGACACGTTTTATTTCTCCCGGTAACAAACCTTCATTGTTTTTCTTCGGGATCATTTTCTCATTGAAGCATTTTGCAAGAATATCGTCAGCCAGTGACATTTTATAAATCCTCTCTGTAAATTATAAATTCATCCTACCACACCCTGACGCGCTCGTCAACTCCACAAATCGGGGTAAATTGGGTATAACAGAATCAAGTACTTACGGCCATTTACCCAAAACCCCGATGGTGCTCTACTCCCTCCCTGTACTTTTTATATGTATAGTATATTCATACATACATTATTAAATCTATTACTTATATAATATTACTCTTTTAACGGGGTATCGGGGTATTTATATAGTAAGTAAATGAGTTATAAAGAATATATTTTACCCCTAATATCAGGGTACGTTCGGGGGTTCGGGGTAAGGCTGGCTAATTCTGCGGCGTTGTGTGACAATACTCGACAGGAGGTGACCATTATGGCGGGTGGTATCAAAGTTATTGACTTCCAGCTTGCACAGGCTGAGTTAAAGCGTGAACTGGACAAGATACGCGGCGGCAAATTTGTGACGGTCGGTATCCACGATGATGCGGGACAGCACGAAGGTGGCATTTCAAACGCTCAACTTGGCGCGGTGCTGAACTACGGTAATGAGCGTATTCCTCCACGGCCGTGGCTCGTTCCGGGTGTGAGGTCTGCCACACCGGACATCATTGACACCATTGCCGATGGTGTGAAATCAGGGTTATCGCAGGACCAGATTATGAATCAGGTTGGCGCAATTGCGGCTGGCGGAGTACAGCAGTACATGACCGACCTGAAAGAACCGCCAAATAGTCCGTACACTATCCAGCAAAAAGGCTCTGACAATCCACTTATCGATACTGGTGCCCTGCGCGCCTCTGTAACGTGGAAAGTTACCAGTGACAAACCGACAGAGGGTATCTGATGTCTGACAGACTTAACATGAACGGTCACGTTGATGACGTGTTTAAATCCGTGCCCGCTCAGCACATTGGTAAAGGCGGTGCATACGTGGACGGCATCTGGACACCTGTCACTTATGCACCGGTATCGTTCAAAGTGAACATTCAGCCGCTGACCGACCGTGAGCTGGATTTTTTGAGACAGGGCGGTCAGCGTATTCTTGACGGCCGTAAAATCTATGTGAACTCCGGCGACCTCGACAGCATTCAGCTTGACGGTGAATGGGTGTTCCTCGGTCAGCGCTGGAAAATTATCAAAACTGACAATCGTCCGTGGCGAAAATACTGCAAAGTGGTGGTGGACCGCTATGACCAACAATGAATTATTTCAGATTCTGCGCCCTCACATCCTGACCGTAACAGGCGTGCCGGAATGTATTCTTGCCGACCCTAACGGACCGTCACCGTCGGGTGAATATGCATCTGTACGCCCGCGTCAGGGTATTCGTGAGCGTGGGCAGGCAAATATCTACACCAGTGACCGTCCGGGTAATATGGTACGCACAGAAGTCAGGGCGCAAATTATTGCTGACTGCGAGATTAATTTTTATCGTGGTAACGCATTGCAGCGCGCTGAGTCTTTGAAAGAGTGCCACAAGCGCCCTGACGTCGCGTGGGACTTGTTTAAGCGTAAAATAGGCTGGGGTGGTACGGAAGCCGTAAATAACCTTACAGCGCTACAGGCGAGCAATTTCGAACAGCGTGCACAAATTATTATTCGCCTGATGTACGAGACATCCAGCATTGTGGATATCAACAACATTCTGAGCGCCTCAGCAACAGTTCAGAATGAGAACGGTCAGACGTTACAATCTGTTGCTGTAAACCTTGACGTGCTGTAAGATTTGCACAGTGTGCACACGCAAATGAGGCATCTTAAATATGTACCCAATCGAAAACGTAATCCCGATTACAACCCGGATTTCCCCGGCGGGACTCAACACGGCAAATTTTGGCTCCGCCATGTTATTTGCCAAAACGGCAGACCTTCCGGTCGGCTTCACCAAAGATACCGCCCGTACTTATTACAGTATCAAGTCTGTTGGTGAGGATTTTGCAGCCACCACTGAGACTTACAAAGCCGCTGCAAAATGGCTCGGTTCCACACCGGCTGTACCGTCCCTGACCATCTGGGCAACGGATGACACTGACGCTAACATCACCGCCACACTGGTCAAAGCTTTTGACAAGCGCTGGTGGTACTGGACACTGTTCACCGCTGATGTACTGGCGGTCACACAGAAAGTGCTGGACATCGCGCTGTTCTGTGAAAACAACAACATTGCGTTCCCTAACAGTCAGACCGGTACTGTTGCGACAGCTATCCGTAATCCGGCCACAACTAACGACATCGCATCTCAACTTAATACGCTGGGTTATCGCCACGTGTTTACCGTTGCGCACGCTACAGACGCGTATGCGGCGTATGCACTGATTAAACATTTTGCGGTGGTAAATTACAGTGCAGATAACTCCACCATTACCGGTGAGTTTAAAAAGTCTCCCGGTGTAGCCGCCGAAGATTTGACCGACACAGCCTATGCCACCATGCAGGCTAAAAAAGTTGCGTTTTACAGTGTCCTGGATTTGCAGGGGTCAACCGACAGCGGACGCTGGCTGAATACCATTACGCACAGTACCTACGGTGAATTTATTGACGACGTGGTTAACCTCGACGCGTTTGTTAACTCACTTCGCGTGGGTCTGTATAACGCGCTGGCTAATCAGCCGACCAAACTTGCACAGACTCCGGTTGGTCAGGCGGTACTGATTGGTGCTGCAAAACGTGTGGCAGAGCAGTATATCAGTAATAACTATCTGGGGCCGCGCAACTATACCGACCCGGACACTGGCCTTGAAACGTATACCGACGGGTATGTGATGCTGACCAAACCGGAAGACATTCTTGACCTGTCAGACGCTGACCGGGCGGCACGTAAATCCGCACCTATTCAGATGCGTGTGTTTAAAGCTGGCGCTGTGCATATTGCTGAGGTTACATGTGACGTTTATTAATGGAGAATTTCAATGAGCTTAAATAATTTCAGTACAGTTAACTCCGTTGTCACGGTTAACTCGCGCGTGATTAACGACTGGGGCGAGAACGCCACACCATATACTGATGAACCGATTGACCCGGTAAGTGCGCTTCGTCGTGGTCAGGGTGGCAATGGTGTACGTCTGGACCGCATTAACCCCGGTCGTCGTGTGACGCTGTATCTTAACCCCGGTTCACCGGACAGTGCATATTTGCAGGGGCTGCTCAACAGTAACGCCAATATTGAACTGACGTTCACACAGATTGGTACACTGGACGCCGCTGTTGGTCTGGAAGGTGTGATGGTGAATGACGGCGGTCGCGGTCGTGCCGGTTCAACCATCAGTGATGACCAGTTTATCATTGAATTCAATAATTGGACCGGCCTGCGTGGATAATCTCTCACGTTTTGTGTCGATGCTGACCGCACTGGCAATGGCGACTAAAAAGGCTCACTGGAATCTGCGTGGGCCGGAATTTATCGCTATTCACGAAATGCTGGACGATTTTCACGAAGGGCTTCTTGGACACATTGACACGCTGGCTGAACGCATTGTACAGCTTGGCGGCAATGCGCCGGGAACTGCCGAGGAAGTCGCCAGCGCCGGTATGATGCCGCCGTATCCGGTTAATGTCATTCGTGTGGTTGACAACATCCGCGCACTACTGGAACGTTATGAACTGGCGGGGCGCACCTGTCTGACATATGCCAACGGTGAATCAAATCTGTTCACACAGGATATTTATATTCAGGTTGGACGGGATTTGGACATCTGGGCGTGGAAGCTGCGAAGTAATCTGTAATAAAAAGCCCCGTGAGGGGGCTTTATTCTTGTGCACAAACAGGGAAATAATCTTCAAAAATACCATCGTCGTCGTAGTCATCAGGCAATGGTATACTCGCCACCCATTGAAAAATACCGTGACAATCATTGTCACCGTTTACACGGATTGGAAATCGTAAATAATTCCACGGGCAAGTGTGGTCTTCAAAAAAGTACGCCTGACCACTGGTGTCGAGATTTCCCTTTTCGTCACATCGACAAACACCTTTGACCATGATGTAAACTTTATTCTCCCCCGTGATTTCGGTATTCATTTGTAAAAGGTCAAGCGTGTCAATCATCCACACCTGACCCATGTGTAATCGTGGTGTTACCATCGTCCACATCCTCTCTGTTAGTTAACACGACAAATCCTACACCACTCCGACGCATTCGTCAACAATTGCTTATCACCCTTACAAGCGGTACACTCTGGAGAGTAATTATCCGGGGGTTAAAATGTCTGTAAAATCTTTTCAAATCGGGTCTTTAACCATTAATGCAGCGATGCCGACCGCGCTGGAACAGGATGAAGTGTTGTCGCTGATTGGCGCGGGTATCATCGAACGTGCGGCTATTCTGGCGCGTCAGGGTGAACAGGCTGGCGAGGAAATGCTGACATCTATGTTCCTGTCCATGCCGCATCAGGTGAAACAGCGTGTGGCAACGTTGCTCATGTCAAAGTCTGTGGTGAACGGCACAAATACCAAAGTCAGTGTTGCTGATTTTCAGGGTCGTATGATTGAGTACAATACGCTGCTCGCACAGTTAACTTTGTGGAACTTTGATGATTTTTTTATCTGGTTGGGCGACGCAGTAAAAGAAAGCGCCCCGGCTCAGGCTCCGACAGCGCCGTAAACTGGTATTTTATGCGCCCCTGCGTGGGCGTAAACGGCATCTGCCCACCTCTTTGCACGTGGGCGCAACTGAATGATGGTAGTGTATCTCTGGCAGATGTAGAGCGGTTTAATCAGGCGATGCATGAAATGGTGAATAACTGGGAGGCGAACCGTCCTAAATGAGCATAATTAATTTATTTACCAAACAGGCTCCCACACTTGCCGGTTATTCATTTGATGCCGTGCTGGAAGACAGTCTCGATGCGTCAGTTGAGTGGACAAGTTACCCCGTGGAAACGGGTGTCAATGTAAACGACCACCGTATCATCCAGCCTGTTAAATGGACGCTTACTGGCGCAATCAGTAATAATCCGTTGAAGGTGCAACTTACTGATTTTCTTGCCGGCGGTCTGTCCAATCTCACCAACAATCCGTATGTTGCCACGGTTGCAGGTCTTGCGGCCGGTTTCCTTGCTGGTAGTGATGAGACGCGTGCCAGCACCACGCTGGAATTTTTAATCAATCTGATGGTTGCCGGTGACCCGTTCGATATTGATGCGGGCGACATTCAACTTAAAAATATGGTTATCAGCCGTATCGGGCGAACTAAAAACCCGGAGAATGAGCAGGGACTGGTCTTTGTTGCAGAGTTGCAGGAACTCATCACGCTTCACCGTATTCCTGTGTCCGGACAACCTTCGCAGGCTATTTTGCGTGACGGTGACCCGGCCAAATCAGGTGTTGCTGCTGTTGTTAAAAAGGGGCGTCAGGTTGTGAAAGAGGCTTCGACAGCGGTAAATAATGCCGCAAACAACGTACTGGATGGTATTTTCTCATGACTGAAATCCCACTTTCCTGTGGTTCCGCAAATGCTCATCAGCGCTTTGGTGCACAGGTGGGTGAAAACTATCTCGACTTTGAAATCGATTACCTGTCGTATCTCGATAAGCCCGCATGGACAATGAACATTCTGCGTGATGGTACATATCTTGTGACCGGTGCAATGCTCGTACCGGGTGCTGATGTTGCAGCAAATTATCGCGCAGGTATCGGACGTTTTGTGTTTGTGGGTGAAGAAGTGACGCTTGACAATCTGGGCGTTGATAATCATCTGGTCTGGGTGTCGGAGTAGTGTTATACTGAAAATGTAGCTAGACCGGCCAGTCGAAAAGCAACTAGTCATTGCCTGCTACAACCTTTCCAAGACTACCTTGACTAAGGAAATCATTATGTCCGACATTATTTCCATATCTGAAAAAGAAATCCAGAGAAGATTGAAACTTAGTGTTGCAAAAAGAAAACCTTTAGATGTGATGACGATGGAAATTTCTTCCAAGCTCGCCGAGAGAAATTATACTTTTGTTAATTTTCTTGATGGTTACGTGAATCAAAGGTCGAGAGTAATTGCAAATTGTACTTTGCATGGGTATTGGGAATTAAGTGTTCAGAAGGCGATGTTTGGTAGAGGTTGCCCCAAATGTAAAGCTGATAAGTTGAGTCAATTTTTTTCTTACACACCTTTAACTGCGGAAAAAATAATCAACGAAAAGTTTAAAGGAACCAATTGGTGTTTCAAAAAGTGGAAAACACAGTGTCACAATCAAAAATCCAAATTAATTTGTCATTGTGATACTCACGGGGAGTGGACTACTTCTTTTGACAGCATTCACACACAGGGAACAGGTTGTCCAGCTTGTGGTAAATACGGTTTCAGTCGTAATTTACCAGGATACATGTACGCATTGCGTTCTTCGTGTGGTAAATTTATAAAAATAGGTATATCGAATTATCCAACTAAACGAATTAAAGGGTTACGACACAAAACACCATTTTCTTTTGAATTGATTGAGAAAATAAAGTTTGAAAATGGTTTCACATGTAAAGAATTGGAAAAGATGTTCCATGACAATTTTGAATCAGCGGGCTTTAGTGGTTTCGATGGTGCAACCGAATGGTTGAAGTGGACACCAGATATCCAGCACTGGTTGAGATTGTTGAATTGAGGTAAAATTTTGCAAATAAGTACCATCGGAGTCAACCAATGGCAAATGTTATAACATCTTTTTTGATCGGCATAGGCCTCGATACTTCTGAGTTTGAAAAAGGTCAGAAAAAAGTTTCCCAGGCGATGGAAGGTATTAAATCTTCCACGCTTGCTATTGGTTCATCACTTGCGGCCGCTGCAATCGGTGCAGGTGCAAAAGTGGACCAGCTTGCGGAGAAAAGCCGTAAGTTACAGGACCAGTTATATCGCACTAACACGCAAACCACATGGGCGCAGGGTTATGGTGCTGCACTGACTGAACTGGGCGGTAATGCTGATGACGCTGTGGGGCGTATTACCGGACTGGAACAAAAACTTGCGGCGCTTAAAATGGGCGACCGTAGTTTTGTAGATTCTCTGGGTGTTGCAGGATTCAATGCGGGGGATTTAGCACAAGCTAAAGATGCACAGGATTTTATTACCCGCGCTGCCGACCAGTTCTCCCGCGCCACGCACACACAGCAAGTTAACATGGCGAATGTGCTGGGGCTGACCGACGCTGAGTTCAAACTGTGGCAGCAGGGCGGCTCATACGTCACGGAGCACAGTAAAAAACTGGCTGAACAACTGGGTTATACTGAATCCCTGAACCAGAAACAATATGAGTATTCACAGTCGTGGGTACAGTTAAATCTGGAGATGGATAAGGCGGGCAACACCATCAGCAATATCATGTTACCCGGTATGACCGAACTGGTTAAAAAAGCCAATGAATATACACGGGCGATGAATAAGTTTGCACAGGATAATCCCGACACCACAAAGACCATTGTCGAGGGTGGTGCGGCGGTTGGACTGGGTGCAGCAGTTCTTACCGGCGCAAAAGTGCTCAGTAAAGTGCCCGGACTTGGTGTGCTTGGTCCCGTAGCGGCTCCAGCAGCAACGGTGGTGGGTGGTGGACTGGCGGCAAATTCTGCATGGGATTCCATCATGGATTTCAGCGACAGCACATACGGGACTGACACAACGGGCGGCGGTAATTTCAAGAAAAATTCACCACTGGGTAAATTGCATGACTTTATCTACGATGGTGTCAGCAGTGCACCAGACCCCGGCTCTTATCTGGCTAAACCCATGCATGGCGCAGATTATCAGTCGTCAATGTATAGCACTAAACCCACACACGGCGCAGATTATATGCCATCTTCATATGCAAGCCCTGATTACAATGCTGCCGCTGTGGGCGGTGTTGCTGCTTCCGCTGTATCTGCGTTACCACCAATTCGCGTTGATAACAAACTGTCAATGACGGGCACTGTGGAGCTGGACGGGCGTCAGGTGGGTGAGATTATCGATGTAAAAATCGACGAGCATAACCAGCAGGCTATTGCACAATATGATACAAGGGTCGACCGCTGATGACCACTCTGCGCAATTATGAGATACAGATATCGGGTAATACGTTCATCGGACGCATGAAAACACCCTCGCAACAGTTGAGGTGTGTGTTTGATGTCATAGCGTCTCCCGGCGACCAGTACGCTACCGCAGATATCAGGCTATATAACCTGACAAGTTCCTCATCTCCCCGCTCAGACAGCGGTGCAACTGTTGCGGGACTTGAACCAAAGCGCGGCGACGCTATTCAGTTACTGGCGGGTTATTCTCAGTTTGACACCACAGTTAACAGTTCGTCCGGCATTGTGACAAATAGTGTCAAAGATGACATGGGCACCATTTTTACCGGTACCATCACAAATATCTTCCGTGAACGTGACGGTGCAAATATTGTTACCCGGTTACTATGCCGCAGCGGTGACAATACCAATGACACAGGTACTGTGACGGGTTCATATTCGCAGGGTGCAACTTTGTATGACGTTCTGGTATCGCTGGCGGGCGCATGGGGTAAGCGTCTGGTGGTTGATAAAGAGAAATGTCAGACATTTGTGATGGTCACAGGATACGTAACAAATGGTGATATAACCAGAGAGATGAATATACTGGCAAAAGCCTATAATTTCAAATGGACAAACTACAATGGCCAGTTGTCTGTAACATTTCCTGCTGATGCGCGTACCACAGCAAAGCATCTTGTTTCAGCAACAACCGGGATGATTGGTATCCCGGAAGTGGGCGGCGGTGGCGATGGCGTATTTGTGGATGTGGGTGTACGGTTAAATCCGTTCATCGGCATCAATGACCAGATTGAAATTGATGCACAATTCCAGACGTTCAATACCGGCAACGCATTTGTGACATCTGTAGAGGCACACGCGTCAGGTATATGGAACGTACTGGCATTACGCCATCGTGGAGATAACTGGGGGAATCTGTGGCGCACGGATATAAATGCACTTCGTTCCGGGTCATCTGCTGAGACCACACTTGACAGCGGGGCTAAACTTATCTGGGGTGCTAAAGTCAATCAGGAGTTTCGTGTTAAAGTCCGGGAAATTGCTAAACGTCAGGGTGTCGAGGCAAACTGGCTTATGGCTGTTATGGCATTTGAAACGGGTAACAATTTCCTGCCTTATGTTAAAAATCCTCTTTCCGGTGCTACGGGACTGATTCAGTTTACGCGTGATACGGCAACAGACCTCGGCACATCCACAGTCAAGCTGTCACGCATGACGGCTGTAGAACAGCTTGACTGGGTGGAAAAATATTTCGAGCAGTACAAAGGTAAAATTAAAAATCTGGGTGATGCGTACATGGCTGTATTTGCGCCACGTGATGGACTCGGCAAACCTGACTCAACAGTGTTGTATACTGCACCGTCTGCGGAATATAATCAAAATGCACCATTAGACACACAGCGTAAAGGATATATTACGCGGGGTGACTGTATCGTCCGGGTAAACTCAGCATTTAAACAGGGTCAACAATATGCGGAAGGATAAAATTCTTGTGGCAGTGTCGCTCGCTGCCACATTTAGTGTCGGTGCAACACAGTACAAATTACAGGATGATGGTCCGGCATACTGGCAACAGCGTGACACGCTTATACAGTACATGAAGAAAAGCGGCAAGTGCGTGGAATTGTCGCGTATTGGCGATAGTCCGACACAGTATGCACATCAGGTATCTGTTGTGCTGAGTAAATTCAGCGATGATAAAACACGGATGTATGTGCCGTACATGACGTACAGTTGCATGATTAGCGGTGAACCAACTTATGCGCTGTATATTCCTGAGCATTATGTGAAAAAAATGCCCCGATAAACGGGGCTAAATGTCAGCAACATCAACAGAGAGGGCTGTTCAGGGATGCACTCTTGTGTTGTGAGGTAGCACCCAACAGGGTATTCACAAAAGCACATCACTCAACAGATTCGCCGCCATTGCCACGTTTCGCAACGTTACTTTAACGACTTCGGCGTACCCTGCCGCTGGGAGACGGAGAATCACCTCCTGCCCGTCTGGTGTGGGGTTGTGGTGATAGGACTTGAACCTACAACTCCCCGATTATGAGTCGGCTGCATTACCAATTGATGCTACACCACAACGGAAAGAGCACTTATGGGCCAGGATAACCCCAGACTGTTCCATCAATCTGTTTTAAGAACTCTTACCTGTTATGTGGTCGTACCGCCGCGATGACCAGTCGCTGTCGTGCATGTGGAGCGCATGACTTGCACATTCCGGCTACCCGCTGATGTAAGGATAAACCCTAAAGGAACCATCCCGGACCGCTTCGACACATGTGCCATATGCCGTAAGAACAGAATTACATTGTTTGACGCGAGTGTCAATAGTATACTGTGGATTATTTGCCGGGAGGTCACATGGATAAAAGAAAAGCGCCGCTACAACGCGTTATAGATGCCGCAATGTCGGGGGCTGCGAAAGATATTTACACGTCCATTCCTGGCTATGTCATCGCATTTATTCCCGGTACACAGCGCGCGCAGGTACAGATTGGTGTCCAGCGTGTGCAGATTGACGGCACAACATTTGAGCCGCCGCCCATTGTCGATGTCCCCGTGGCATTTTGTGGCGATGATTACACACTGGAATTTGAAGTCAACCCCGGATGCGAAGGTGTGATTCTGTTCAGTCAGCGCTGTATTGACGGCTGGAAACAGACTGGCGGTGTGGCTGCAAACCCTGTCGCACGTTTTCACCACCCGCAGGATGCCTATTTTATTCCGGGTATTCGTTCGCTGGGGAATGTCATTTCAGGATTTACTAACAACGGTATTCGACTGCGTGACAAGTCCGGCAATCGCCACGTGTGGATAAAAAATGACGGCTCGACCATCATTAAAAATGGCACAAATCTTGTGACACTTGGCTCCGATAACAGTATCACCCTGACAAACGGACCGGGAAACATCCAGATTCTGTCAAATGGGAACGTTGTGATAAATGGTGTCATTATTACCCCTACAGGTACTATCACGCCTCCGTCAGGTGGTGGTATAAATGGTGCAAACGGTATACCATATGAGACACACCGCCACAATGAAACGGGCACTATCACTCAGGGTCCACGTCTATGACAGTACGAAAACTTGATGAAAACGGCGATATTGTCACGCAGGGTACACAATTTCTCACAGGTATTGAAGAAATTGAACAGACTATACGTACTCGCCTGCGTTTATTTCTGGGTGAGTATTTCCGTGACATGAGTGACGGAACACCGTGGTTTGAGCAAATCCTCGGAAAAGGAACGTCGATGAGCGCGCGGGAAGCGGCATTACGCAACCGTATTTTACGCACACCCGGCGTTGTCCGGCTGACATCATTCATTACAGATTTTAATGTTGACACCCGCAAATACACGGTCACTGCCGGAGCGCTGACCACGTTTGGATTACTGACGGTGACCGAAAATGGCTGAAATTACGACTACCGGCTACAAACTTAAAACACAGAATGAATGGTTTGATGAAGAGAAACAACTCTATCTTGACATCGACCCGTTGTGGAATCTTGACCCATCAACACCTGACGGTTTAAAAATTGCAAGTGACGCCGAAATCTTTGGTGCACTTGATGAGCTTTTACAACAGGCGTACAACTCAAAAGATCCGAATAAAGCCAGCGGTTATGACCTTGATGTGGTATCGGCATTGACAGGTACGACACGCAGTAACGGCACTGCATCCACAATCACCGGGTTTGTGTTGTCTGGTGTTGCTGGTACATCTGTTCCGGCTGGTACAGTCTTTGAGTCTGTCACAACAGGCACACGCTGGATGCTTGACCAGACGTGGACGCTGGATAGTTCTGGTGCGGCTACAGTAGACATCACCTGTACTGCGATTGGTCCTAATGAAGCTGACGCCAACACCATAACGCGAATTATCACCACTGTGCCGGGTCTGACCTCTGTCACTAACCCTTCGCCTGCAACACCGGGTACAGGTGTTGAATCAGACAGTTCATTGCGTGTGAAACGGGCTACAGCTGTAGGGCGTCCGGGTAATAATCAGATTGATTCAATACTGGGTGAACTGTTCGCCGTGACCGGCACTCGTCGTGTCAAAGTGTATGAAAATGACACTAATACGACCGATTCAGACGGATTACCGGCACACAGTATCGCGGTCATTGTTGACGGCGGCACAGATGCAGACGTGGCGATGGCGATTTACATTAAAAAGAATCCCGGCACTACACTGTACCAGACAGGTACACCAGTCAGCGTGACGGTTGTTTCGCCCACTTATCCCACCAATACCAAACTGATTAAATTTGGTCGGCCGACTTATGTTGACATGCATGTGGTAGTCAATATCAAAGACGACGGCACATTACCATCTCAGGCGACACTTGAACCTCTTATTCAACAGGCCATTCTTGAATACGCTGCTGGCGACCTAATTCCTACTGAGTATGGTTTTAAACCGGACGGTTTCGACATTGGTGAAACCGTTCCTTACAGTTCTATGTACACGCCAGTTAACAAAGTTATCGGTGCGTATGGTAATAGTTATGTTAACAGTATGACGTTGAACGGTGGCACGAGTAATGTCACAATAGATTTTAACGAATTGTCCCGCTGGACCACTTCTAATATAACGGTGAATATTGTATGACAATTATAAAACGTCGGGATTTAGGGCGACCGCTGACCTGGGATGAACTGGACGCTAATTTTGAAGAAGTTGACAGTCTGGTCAGTCAGGCAACTATAGCAGTCAACGCGGCTACAAATCAGGCTAATGCGTCTCAGCAATCAGCAGAAACTGCGCAGCAGTCTGCAATTTCTGCTGAAAATGCGTACCAAAACAATGTAAATAGTCTTTCTCGTGTACTCAGAGTTCCACAAGGCGAGACTATTACTGAATTACCACCAGTGGCACAGCGTTTGAGTAAGATATTTACAACTGACAACACGGGGGCGGTTACACTTCTCGACACAATTGATGCTTCACAGCTCACAATTGGTGCTACCCGTTTTTATGATTTTGCCCTTAAAGATGTAAAATTTTATGGTGCTGTTGGTGATGGGGTCGAGGATGACACTCAGGCATTTAAAGACGCGATTGCTGCAAATGGGGGACAAATATATTGTTCACCCGGTAATTATGTCATCAGTGATACTATTGATTTTTCTGGCGCGGTTGATGTAACCATTCGCGGTCAGGGAAGAGGGTCGACATCCATTACCTATATCGGCACTTCGACACTTTTTTCTGGAGTATTTACAAACAGCATCAGAAGTGTTGAAGTTTCAGATATCAGAATCCTTACAACGAAACTGAATGTCGCGGTAGGTTTTTATTTTGAATGGCCAGAGGATTTTGAGCATGGTTTCGTACAACGCGGCTCTTTTTTCAACGTTTCTGTTCGCGGTGTTGACGAATATGAGCAAGGCTGGCAAACATGCGTACATTTACACCAAGGCGATAACATAAATTTCATCAACTGTGAATTTAAAGGAGCCGGAGGTAGCACCACAGTTACACAGGCTTACAATACGCGTTGTGATAATCTCATCCGCATCAGTGGTCGTTTCAGCCCGGTGGAATATCGTTTTATTGGTTGTTATTTTGGAAGTGCCAAATACTTCATTAAGATAGAAGACACTGCTGAGGGCATTTATGTGTCTAATTGTATAGGTATATGTGGTCTTTATGGTATTCACTGGGGGACGGGTACATGGTCCCCAAACTGGCCCGGCACGCCAAACGCGAATGCATCTGGTCGTCCATTGTTAATTGTAGACCATAGTCACTTTAATGTGTACCAGCAAGCCATACACACTGAAGGTGTTGTCAGTATACATTATGATAACCTGTTGCTTTATCATAATGATAATGCCATTCAAAATGGGAAGTTGATTTCTATTGAAAACGCAACGGATATATTTATTAACAATATCGAGGGCTGGGGTTTTAATACATCTTTTTACGCGGATGTTATTTCTCTTGTTGGTAACGTCACGTATGGTAGATTTTCTAATATTTCCGGGATTACAGCTAGTACATCTTCTCTCCGTTACGTTGTTGACGTGGCCAGTAACTGCTCTAAAAATGACTTTTCAAATGTAAACCGAAGAACCACAGGCGGCACTTTTGTCAACAACACATTAATCAATGACGCCAGTAATGGTCTTAATAACATAGGCATCAAAGGTGCTCAATACTTTAGAACCAGTAATCAGAACTTCAACAGCGGAGTTCCCGCAAAGGTCAACTGGGAAGGAAGGGATTATGACTCCTTTACAATGTGGTCTGGTATAGGTGGTGACATCACAATTCCGGACGGTGTTTCACGTGTTCGTGTGACGGCATCCGTATTGTTCAATACCGCCGCTACCTCATCCTACCGTGAGATTGTTCTGTTAAAGAACAATAGTTCTACACGTGCCAGTGGTGCCCAGTCTGTAACTGCCGTCCAAGGTAAAGGCACCTATTTAAATATTGCAAGTGGTACTATTTCTGTACAAAAAGGAGATGTGTTGTCTTTGCAAGCTCGTCACGATGATGGGGTAGATTTAGTCATCGTTGGTACATTATGCTGGTTGCAGGTGGAGATACTGCAATGATTTTTTTTCCATCTCATTATTTTGTTTCTGGAACTGTTGTTGAGGGCTATGTGGCTGATGAGTCAAACGCTCCCGACCGTATTTATGCACAATACCGCAATAAACCAAAATCTGTTGTGTGGTATAAAATTACACGTGCACTGGGGACACAACTATCAGATGCCTCTCAGGCAGTGCGCGTCATGTATAATATTGACAGTGCTCAGGGCGCACAACTCGATATTATAGGACGCATTGTGGTCATACCTCGCAACTATGTAGGGTATGTTGCACTTAATCCGGGTATGTTCGCGTCAGCAGTGAATAACCCCGGTGAGTTTGGTGATGAAAGTGCGATGTTTAGTGCACTGAGTATCGACCAGGATGCTCAGATGTCGGATGACCTTTATCGGCTGGTCATCAAATCGAAGATTGTCAAAAATAATTCAGCCACCACAATTGAAGATATTCTGGCTGGTATGAATTTCTTGTTACCTAATGCTGAGTTCCTCAGGGTTACAGATGATGAGGACATGTCTTTTTCTGTAGAGTTTTATGGTAACATTACGAAACTTGAACGTTGGGCGCTTCTTAACGCCTCACTTGTGCCAAAACCACAGGGTGTTCGTTTTAATGGATTTCTTGAGGGATATGGTTATGTTCAGGCGGGTGACGATTCGCTACAGTTTGGCGATACGTCTGCGCAGTTTACAGGATTTACAGGCGGGGTATAACACGTGGCTTTAAAACGTAATGAACGATATCCGGGGCGTTTTGACAATCCGTCAACTGCGCATCCACAAGGTGCATTTAAAAATAGAACATCTCCCACATCTCAGGACGGTTCCTATCTGGAGGCTGACTGGGCAAACGACTGGGACGGCTTTTTCTCAGCACTGCTTTCAAATGCTGGATTATCTGCGAATGGCAATGTAGATAGCGCTACGGCAAGCCAGTATTTCACAGCTTTACGCAGTTTATTTTTGAGCCGCACCAGTCCCGGCAGTGACCTTGTGGCGGATAATACCAACATTCAATTTTTGAATACTATTGGTGTGGTGAACAATATTGTAGACCAGGGTTCGAACGCTAACGGCTCGTGGAGGCGCTACCGTAGTGGTGCGATTGAAATGTGGGGTGTAAAAAGTCCGGATTCAGCAGGTAACGCAACGGTCACCCTACCCCTTACATTACCTGCTGTAACAAATATCATAAGTTTAAGTCAGATAATTGACACATCCGGTCCAGCAATCGTTACTACAATGTTGAGAACAGGTACAGTCACAACTACAAGTTTTCAAACTTTCACGGGTACAGTCAGTTCAGGTAGTGTAGTCGGAACTAACTCAGCATTTGTATGGGAGTTGAAATATAATGTCTGATTTTCGCTATTTTAATCCATCCACAAAAACCGAGGCTGTCGAAGGGTTCGATAGTATTAAGGGTTGCACAAAGTTAGCAGCAGACCACTGGTTTTTTACATCAAATAGAATTCCAGAAGGTAAAGAATTGTCTGTTGATGATAAAAAACAACCAGTGTTGGTGGATTCAAAATGACGTCATTAACGCCACGGTGAAGACTGACACCCTTTGTACCATTCCTGCCACCGGGACACTCTGTCCCGGTCGTACATTAGTACCTTGCCATTATCACGCACCACATCCGCAGCAATATTCGGATCGCCCCCTGTTGTGCGCAGTTTCGCGCTGGGAGTGTTCAGGTCATTTGCCGGAGGTGGACACTGTGGCGTCGTAGACGTCGAGCAGGCCGCTGTCACGCACACACTGAGCAAGAGCAGGGTCTTTAATGCGGTCTCTGTAAACCGTGACATATTTTACCACCTTTTTATCTCTTGCTTCGTTCAGTTCCTGTTGCTTCGTCATTAGCGCAATGTCTTTGTCAGCAAGCTCAATCTGTAACTTGTCCCGCGTTTCTACCGCTTGTTTGTACTGTTTAAAATCTTCCAGCTTAACCGATTTACGCCCCTGTGAATATCCCACGGTGAATACGGCCGCAAGGACAGCCAGCACAACAGCAACCAGTGTCAGGGGTTTCATCGCGGTAACGCCCTGTCAGAGGGTTGCACGGTAACACCCAGAGCACGTGCCGCTTCTTCACCAGTAATCTCACCCAGACAAATTTTCTGCTCAGTCAGACGGCGCTGATACACACCCCAGCAGTTATTAGAACGGATGGCGCAGTCCTGTTTAGCCACAAAGCGCCATTTAGGCAACTCGTTACACGCTTTTTCCCACTGGCGACCACGCAGATACTGCCAGAGCGTCGACGATGTGGCATTGGCGGTGCCGACGTTATACGCCCAGTCCAGCGTTGCAAGATGCACATTGTCCGGCAATTCATAGGGAAGTGATTCAAATGGTTTGTTGTGTGCAAGCAGGGATTTGACCAGCATATTCTGGCATTGCTGAGGTGTGGCAGTGTCACCGCGTTTTACGCCTTTGGTTTCACCGTGACAGATTGTCCACGGGTCAGAAGGAACGGGCTTTATTGCGTTGTAAGAAACCCCCTCAAACCCTGCTACAAGTGCTATTACACTACCAAGAATTGTACTTCCCGCGAGTACATTTCGTGTTTGCATAATTGATTACCCGTTGTACAATATGAGACAAATCTTACCATACCACACCGGGTGCAAAAACTGAATGATTTACGCCGCATTAATTGCTGCAATTTTAATCAGACCCCACAAAGCTACGTTTACATTTGTGGCGGTTGCCAGTCTTTTCAATCTGGTGTGCGGTAACTTCGATGGACTGTACTATTTCCCTCTCGCAGCCCTGTGTGATTTTACCGTCACCGGGCTTCTTTTTAATTTCAGAATAGACCGAAAAGTTTTTGAGATGATGGTCATGAGTGTGATTTCCCTTACACTTAATTTGATGGGCTGGTTCTTGTGGTTCACGTATCAGGCTCCTGACCTCTATGTCAATCTTTTCGGTATCTTTTACGTTGCAGTAATCGTGTTGATACTGAGAAAGGATGATGCATATGTGGCGGGAGATACTGGATTTTATATCGACTACGCTGTTAATCATCCTGATGTTAATACAAGCGGTCGACTGGGTTAAGAGGGCGTATGACAGATTTCATTGCAAACCCACGGGTGGGGGTCAGCGTAGCGGGCGGGACGGGGATAATGGGCGTACTGACACGGATGGGCATCACTCCTGAACTGATGGGGCTGATTGCTACTTTTGTGGGTACGGTACTGTCACTGGTACTCATCGTTGTCTACCTGCGTAAAATGCACAATGACACCGTTGACGCCCGATACCGTAACGAAAAGAACAAGCTGGAAATTGAACAACTAAAGTGGAAGATGGAACAGGAAAAGAAAATCGCCGAGTCCAGTAAAACTGACCCGGCGGCGTAGGGTTACTTTTCAGATGGAACGCCGATTAAAGCATTCAGTTGTTCAATTTTAATGCTTGGTAATTGCACCACCTGCTTAGCAACGTTTGTCGGGATTAATTCCATACTTTCTGGCCATACTTCCAAAAGTTTTTTCACAGTTGTGACACTGTAGACCAACGCTTTTACGTTTTCCCGCACGTTTGATTTAATGTCTCTGATATTTTTATCTTCCGCACGGTAGTTTTCCATGAGTGAAATCAATTCATGACCTTGTGGAATAACGTAACGGTTATTGTAGCGTGTCAAGGGGAAAATTTCTTCTTTATCAAACATCCAGTCGACCGCTTCTCCGGCAAGATTTAACAGCACACATGTATCACGATTGATATGCGATTCACTTTCATAAATGCGAAATGGTGCTGGTACAGAGTCAATCAAATCTTTAAATTGTTTTTCCAAATTTTGCAGTTTTTCCAGATTGTCGCCAGCTGCTGTTTCAATCAGTTTTGTACTAAATTTATCAGCCAGCGCTTTCAATTGTACAGATTCACGGTTGCCTACTGCTTTTTTTAATAGCGTTAGCAACAATTTTATCGCGAATTTCATTTGTCAGACGTGTCATTTTGTTTTCCTCTCTGTTGTTGATGTAACTAACTCTAACCTACTTTGACGCACTCGTCAATGGTAAAACTAATTTTTCTGCTTCCTTTACATAATACTCGTAGTCAAGACTGCCCCAGTCAAAGTCTGCTGCGTCTGCACACTCTGTGACCTTCCATCCGGCGCACATGCTGGTTTCACGTACAGCATCGTGCTTGCTACGACTCTTCGTGTGGATACGCTCGTCCCACGGTGTACCGGCACTGTCGAGGTCTCCCGGCTTCCCGGTAATCTCACGCATTACGGCGTAGTAGGCTTCATCCTTAATGCCATTCTTACGCTTCCATGTACCCGGCTCACCTGTGGGCGGCATCAGCTTGACCAGTGAGCCGCCGTTGCGCGAGATGAATACACGAGTGGTATTCTGCAACTCCTGCTCCGCACCCCATTCCGGCCAGCGCATCACCAGACGTGCACTGCGTGGCACTTTAGCCCTCAGCATAAAGTCAAACGGGTCACGGTGCTGCGTGATGAACGTGCGGATATCAGTGTCAAACAGGAGCGCCGCCTCAGCAGCCTTACCCACCACTGTTGCAGACGGGTCCTGATGCCATCCATAGTTGTACTCATACGCGCCCTTGCGCTTGACGTTTCCTTTGTTATCCAGCGCCAGATAGTTATTAACGTCACGGATTGGCATACGCTTGTAAAATACCTCCTCCAGTTCCAGACGTGTGATCGCTTCCCACTCTTTACACAGTGCGCGCATCCGGTCCAGTTCACCATGTGGGCAGAGCATCGTGACCCCATCCGTGTTCGTTTGTACGATGGTCAGTCCCGGGATGGTCATCAGACGTTCACACAGCATTGCCAGCATCAACTGCCCGTTAATTGTGACAGTCATTGTGTATTTAGGGTCATAGAACGGACCAAAGGCGTTATTGCTGTCTCCGTAAACACCGTTCATGGACAGCTTGTACACCGCGCCAGCAGTGGTCTTTTTGCCAATGCGCATCCGCTCGTGAAAAAAGTACTCGTTAATATCGCAAAACTTCTCACCAAGATGTTCCGGGTAGATACGGTTAGCAATGGCAATGCTGGGGTACATGCTCGACACGTCAATATCAACAAGCTGATGCGTCTCGGTTGTCTCGACAATCTGCGACTCTACCGACCCGTGGATACCACCCACGCCGAACACAAAGGTGTAACCATTAATGGTACACTCAAGGTCACTGAATACGCCTTTGGTCACCAGTTTATCTTTCTTACCCTCTGCCTTTTCCAGCTCATCCAGTTCACGCTTGTAAATTGTCTTTGACCGGAAACGGTTCAGAATATCGTTAAACTCCGGGCGCTCAAATTTGATGTACGGGAAAATCACATCAGCAAAGCAAATGCTGTCACGTGGCGTCTGGCGCGGTCCCAGCTTGCGCCCTGTCTCATCACGGATGAAACACTGGATACCGTTTTTCTCCAGTTCCATAACGAAATAATCTTTACCGATTTTCGTGTCGTTATGGTTCATGAAGTTGCGTTTGTGCGTCTGGCACAGTTCCTCACGAAACTGAATAGCTGACAGACAACGCATCATAAACTTGGTGGTCTCGCGCACGTCGTGAACGTTGTATTTCACCAGTACATCTTTCTGTGCGTCGTCCAGATTCATCCCCACGGGGAATGGCAGGTCTTTCACATTGCGTGACTGCATTGCTACTTCCAGCGCTTTCAGGCTGGTCATACGTGCTTTGTTGTCAAAATGGTTCAGCAGCAACAAGTCTAACTGTGGAAACACCTGCTGTTTATCCCACACCATGACCGACCAGCGGTTAAAGTTGCTGGACTTAATCGTCTGCATTGCCGTGTTATAAATTTGTTCAACCGTGCAACCGGGGTTGTGTGCGACGTAGTGCAACACCGGGTAGTCAAAGGACATGTTGTTAAAGCCCACACCCCATGCGCCACTACGTCCCAGATTGAACATGAACTGGTTTAACTCAGCGTGCTGGTTTTTACGGTCGGAAATTTCATACACCAGTTCCATACCGGTTGCAACGTAGATAAATGTCGCGGTGAAAATGTTGCAGTAAGTTTCAATGTCGTACACCCACCATTTAGGGTCAACCGGTGCAGGACTGGAGAATGCGTGGTCAGCACCACAGTGTGGGCATTTGAGCATGTCAGCAGGATAAGTCTTGCCACAACCCGCCATCGGGTCGCACTGGCTCAGGTAGTTCATTGTTAACCTCTCTGTAAAGAAAAGCCCCGTGAGGGGCTTAAATATCACGGCGATATAATTTCAAATCAGACCAATTCACAAAATCAATCACCATTCTTCCGTAACTTGGTAATTTGCTCCATGCTTCGACTCCATCACTCCATAGCACTTTACTTCTGTATTTATAAACCAAATTATTTCTAAACAAACCAAAATATAAAGGTAATAAAGCTAGCGAGAAAGAAAATAAAAGGTCCATACTCTCACCCACGTGTATACCCCGCATCGTTAGTTTTGTTTAAATTGTGCCGGTTGACATACTCCCGGCGTTCTTCCTGCGCCTTACGCTGGAGACGCTCCGCCTCTGCTTCACGGCGGTCAAACTCTGCCAGCTTTTCGGCGTGTTGGTTAGAGTTGTTCACAGTTGTACCTCAGTTAAAACCCCGGCTCGCACCGGGGCGTTGTGATTAAGCGCGCGGCAGACCAGCAAGATGTGCTTCTGTCCACCCCGGCATAGCGAGCAGTTGTGCTTTGGTGTACACAGTGCCGTTCACGTTGTACTTCTCCTCAACCGGAGAAACCGGCGGAGGTGTTACCAGCAGGTCTGTCGCCGGAGGTGGTGTAACGCCAGTCGGTGCGACAGGTGCAGGCGAGGAGACCGAAGCGGGAGCACCACCGAATACTGATGCAGCATCCGGACCATTACCTTCACGAATGATTGCTTCACCCGGACGGTTCAGTTCCAGCAGATTCGGGTTGAGGTAAACACCCGGTGTTTTGGACGGTTTGTTACCTTTCGCCACGATGTTAACCCGCACGTAATCGCCCAGCTTGATAGCATTGGCATCCTGAATCGCATCGAGCGGACTGTATTTGCCGACGTGATAGCAGTTGTACGGAATGCGTGTGGTCAGGTTAACAATCCAGTGACCACGTTTGTGCGGGTCGCTGTTCGGTGCGTGACCGGCTTTGTTCGGGATGTCGCTGTCACCATCAACAATCTTCCATGAGAAGTCCGGACGGCGTGTGGTTCCTTCGTCATAACCAGACTCAGCATCGAGTGCAGCCATGACAATATTTTTACCCCAGTCAGTGTCTTTCCATGACGCTTCACCAGTTTTAGGAATAGCGATGCCAATATACACTTCTTTGACCGGCTGACCATCTTTGCCGATGAGCGGCTGTTTGGTGACTTCATCAGTACGTGTGTTCTGTTTCAGCGGATGACCGTGAATCAGGCGGGCAACAGGGGTAACGAAAGTAAATTGAGCCATCTTGTAAATTCTCTCTGCTAAGTGTGGGACACGCCATTGTGCCCCGGTGTTGGTAAATCTACATCAGTCTGACGGGTGCGTCAATGGTTATTTAGCATTAAATTTTGCTTCCAGTTCTTCACGTGTGGAAGCTTTCAGATAACCCCACCCGTTATCGAGCCGATACGTGTAAAAATGAGTCCCAAAAATTTCTTTATCTGCTTTTGTGACAGCGCGAGACCGCATCACTGTAGGATTTTGCGTTTTAATAAAGTCCAGTTGTTCTTTTTTGTGACAGCACTTCAAACTCGTGATATTTCATTTCTATTTCCTCTCAAAAACGCTACGAATTGCACGCTCGTTCACGCGCTCCAGTTTTACACCCGTTACAGGTGTTTCCGCGTACTGCTCCACTACGGACGGGTCGATACCTTTCTTGATAGATTGTGCGGGTGTGTCAAGGTCTACAGGCTTACGCAAATCCTGCCCCATCAGGTCACCCATCATAATAACCTGCTCAACCGGGACATCTTTCTTCCAGCGCTTACGACCATACGTGGTTTTAGCGCTGTAGAATGTCACATGTTGTCCCTGCTTAATCTCATGTAGCGCCTGTTCCTCCAGACCGCTGAGACGCATTTTAATCATCTCCTGCGCACGCTCCAGCAGGCGCAATTCCACGCCCAGTGCATGTCCGGTCAGGTTGTGCGTCTGTAACGACTGCACGTAGTCAATGCCCGCGTAACTCTGCTGTTGCAGGGCGTTACAGTGCGCACGGGCGCTACAGTCAAGACACCATGTACCGGGTGTGCAGAGTGGTGTAGTGTCCAGTACGCGCAGCATTGTATCGTTCACCTGTTGGCGATACACGCGCAACTCGTCGTAACTCAGCGCCCATTTACGCACTGTACCTTCACTGGTAAAGCCGCGCGGCTGCACAACGACCAGTTCAATAACGTCCGGCTTCTCAAACAGAAATTCACAGATGCTGAATGCGCCGATGAGTAATTGCCAGTTTTCAAACGGGTCAACAATTCTGTGACCGAATTTCGCATCCCAGACACGCAGGACACGCGTACCATCTTCAAGTTTTACCGTTGTCCACGCATCCGGAATGGTGAACCAGTTTGCATAACCCGGCACTGGCACAGATTCCTCGATGTGAATATCGTGTGTGCGTCCGTGACTGTTACAGAAGCCCCACACCTCGTTAAAGTACTCACGGGCAGCATCAAACAGTTCATCCGTGATGACAATGCCATCCTTTGACAGACTGCCCACCAGTTCACCAAATGGCTCATTGCGGAACAGGCGTTGAGCCACTTCGTGACACGCACGGCCCTCCAGCCGGGATTGTGACGGTTCGACGTCCAGTGGTGGATGAGCCTGTTGCGCCCGGAACGACCCGTTGCAATTCATCCATGTAGCAGCGTCGGATACTTTGGGTAAATTAGTCATCATTCACCTCGATGGCGACAACACCGAAATCCTCATCTTTTTTGAGCTTGAGCTTTTTCGATTGGTCATCGGTCAATTCTATTTCGACAGCGCGATATGTCATGTTTCCTTGCGCATTAATTACGTGCCCAAAATACTGAATCATTACTGTAATTTTGTTCATGGGTCTCACTCCCCCAAATGCGCTTTAACACGTGCCACGAACGGACCGATTTTATCCGGGTGGGCATTCAGTTCCTGTACCGACAACATACCATCCTGCGCCAGCAGTGTGTTCACCGTTGTCACATCAATCTTACCGTGACGCTCGGTCAGGAAGGTCATCAGTTTGGGGAAGGTCCAGTCGGTCGGTGGTACAACTACCGGCGGCGGTACCGGAATTGGTGGAATACCCGCAATAGTTTGCTCAGTTACCACGCCTGTGTCAGCGTGGAAGTCGTCGCCCGGTGGTGTTACAGGTGGTTCTGGAGTGATACAGATATGAGGTGTACCGTGGTGGTCGCAACCTTCATCGACGCATAGTTCTTCACCAGACGGTGTTACCGCTACGGGTTCTTGAGGGAAGCGCAACTCATCCTGTACTCGCTGCACAGTTGCCCCCCACTCTGCCTCATCCATATCCTTCGGCTTACGACGCAAACGCCACGTACCGTCCGCATTGAGCGCCTTACTGGTGGAGTGGATACGTTCGTCCCACGGTGTGCCGGTTGAGTCGGTGGTGGGTTCCGGGTCATATGACTGTAATTTCTCAGCCAATGATTCTGGAACTTCTTTACTCAAAGCTTTATCAAGAAGGTCCATTCTCTCTCCAAAAGGTTTGATGGTAGCCAGCGACTCAACTTGCTGCACAGTCGTGTCAACTTCTGGCTCTCTGCGCTTACCCTGTAACTCTTCGCCTTCAAAACGCAACGCATCCATCGCCGCCGTTGCATCAGTTGTAATCTGTTGCGGTTCATGCGCCAGTGCCATTTCTTCCAGTGCTTTACCAAACGCACGCAGCGCAATGTGGTCGTCGTTTGGGATGGTTAAAGTGATAAGGTTGTTGGTCATTACATACTCTCCGTTGTTGTCAGTGATGTGAACTCTATACCACCCTGACGCATCCGTCAACACTAATTTTAAATTTGACACGGGACAGTTACCGATGCACAATGACGGGAGCGTCAACAACAACGGAGAGTAGAGAGATGGCATATGATATAGATAAATTGATTGAATTTTATAACTTTCCACTTTTACAGCACCCTCATTACTACGGAGATGTCACGCGGGACACAATCGACGCACTGGAAGATGCGCGAACGAACGAAACAAATCTGTCAATGTTGCCCGAAATTCTCGCTCAATTACCGGAAGAGGATGAGCTTTGTGAAATTATCGACACGTTAACTGATGCTTTGGATACGAAGAAAGAAGATATGCGAGACCAGATTAAGAAGGTTGTAGAAATGTTAGAACAAAAAAATTACGAATTCATGCAACGAGCTGAGCACGCGATGGAGTGTGCAAAATGATGTGCAGATACGTGGCACGTAAACTAATCAGAAAAGCACGTATGGTTGAGTCGAACCACGTGCGCAAAGTGTGGGAGTTGTAGAGATGGACGCTAAACGTGAAAAATTGAATTTTGAGCCAGACAGTGATTATTTACATCGTCAACTCGTTAAATTGGGTGACATGATAGGTGATGGACTTCACCATGAGCCGGACGGTAAATGGATTGCAAAAGAGTATAAAAAAATAGCAAAAGCATTGGGTTATTTGGCAAATGATAAGCCGAAAGCTAACAATTCTGAAAAAATCAACGAACGGATGTTAGAACGAGTGAAAGAAGTGCTTTGTCAAAAATGCAATGGTCAACTCACTCAAACTCGCGCTGGCTCAACTAAAGCAAAATGTAACGCGTGCGGGTCTGTTTTTAAATTGTTGGTGGTTAAGAAGGTGCTTAAATGACCCTTCCAACACTCCGACCCTACCAGGAAAAACTGGTCAAAGACACGTACCAGCAATGGGACGCCGGTAAGCAGTTCGTGGCAATGGTGAGCGCTACCGGCTCCGGCAAGTCAATGACCCTGACCGCTATCGTGCGCAGTGAGCGTGACCGGGGTCAGTATGTACTGGTACTGGCACATCGTCAGGAGCTTATTACGCAGTTGAGCGACACGATGGGACGTATGGAAATTCGTCACCATATTATCGCGGCGAACAAAGTTGTACGCTTTGCAGCAAAACAGTCCATGGAAAACCACGGGGTTAATTATGTTGACCCGACAGCGCGGGTGTTTGTCGCCTCCGTACAGTCCATGCGTGCTGAGAAGGTGGCAGAACTGGCGAAACTGGGTAACAAACTGACCGTTGTGCAGGATGAGTTTCACCACGCCACGAAGAAGTCAAAGACATGGGGTGGCGTGCTTACTCCGCTGATGAATGCCGGTGCGCGCGGTCTGGGTCCGACTGCCACTCCTTGTCGAGCTGACGGACAGGGTTTATCACGTGAAACGGACGGTTATGCAGATGTGATTGTTGAGGGTCCGACAATGCGATGGCTTATCGACAACGGATATCTGAGTCAGTACAAAATTTACTGCCCGCCGACAGACCTGCATCTGGAGAATGTGGAAACCAGTAAAACCACGGGGGACTATAAAGAAAAGGAGTTAAAAGCGGAGATTGGAAGGTCGCATATCGTTGGTGACATTGTGAGTCACTATCTCAAAATCTGCCCCGGCAAGCGCGGCATTACCTTCACAGTGGGTGTGGATACCGCTGAGGAAGTTGCGGAAGAATACCGTAAACGTGGTGTACCGGCAACAGCATTGTCCGGTCGCAACGCAGACGAGGAACGTGTACAGGCTATCCGTGATTTGAAGTCTGGAAAGATTTTGCAAATTGTTAATGACAGTTTGATAGGTGAAGGGGTGGATATTCCCGCAGTGGAAGTGGTGTCTTTCGCCAGACCGACACAGAGCTATGCACTTTATGCGCAGATGTTTGGTCGCGCGTTGCGTCCGTTCGAGGGTAAATCACACGCTATCATTATCGACGCCGTATCGAACGTCATGCGCCACGGTTTACCGGATGCACCGCGTGAGTGGAGTCTTGACCGCGGGGAACGTCGCACGGGTAAAAGTGAACCATCGACGGTGCGCGTGTGTACAGCTTGCGCGGCGGTGTATGAGCGGTTCCTTGACGCATGTCCGGACTGTGGTGAGCCTGTACCAAAACCTGCGCAACGTAGTGGTCCAGAGTTTGTGGAAGGCGACCTGTACGAGCTTGACCCGGATGTACTGGCACAGATGCGTAATGAGGTTGTGGGGGCACGTGAGACACCTGAGGCAATGCGTGACAGACTGACTGGTCGCTACATGCCGCAAGCTGGTGTCATAAGTGAGGTACGAAAACAAATAAAACGTCTTGACGCGCTCGTCAAACTGGACCATACTCTTGCTCAGTGGGCCGGGTATCGCCGTGCGGAAGGTCTGAGCGACAGTGAAATATTTCGCAAATTCTATCTGACGTACGGTGTGTCGTGGATTGAGGCACAGGCGCTCAAAGCGGCTGATGCGGATAAATTAAGAGAGAGGATTGGATTATGATTACAGTAAACTATGCGGAATACATTGGGGCAAAAGTGTGTTGCGCTAAAAACGATGTTCGCTATTATTTAAATGGTTTCTTCTTCGATGAAAAAGGTCTGGTGGTGTCTACAGACGGTCACAGGTTGTTCTGTGGTAAAGCCGATGTTCCAGAGCTTGATGCGAACAAGATTGTAAACATAAAAGGTAAGTCTCCTTCGAAATTTTCATACGTTACTATCGACTCAATGGCGACGTATTACGACGCTAAAAACAATGTAATTTGTCAGTTGCCCGTTGAAGTAATTGACGGTCGATATCCTGACTGGCGTCGAGTCGCAAATATCAACCCGTGTGAAGTAAAAAAAATCAACATCAATCTGGATTATCTTGTGGATGCTGCGAAAGTGGGAAAAGCATTTGGTGGTAAATACAACCATCACCAGTTTGAATTTCAGGATAGTAATTCCGCTTTTCACATAAAATATAACAATGATGCTTTCATGGTGATAATGCCGGTACGAGACGCGGTGAAAACAAAATGACAACACAAACACTTCTCGAATGGCAACGTAAGCACGGTATCACAGCCGAGGCACTGGCTGACCTTGTGACAATGGTGGGTCTGGATGTCCCGCGTTCAACCAAAGACACCCCCGAAGCGCGTGTACAGGATGAGGCGCGGCTACTGGCAAGCAAGATGGGTTGGCGACTTTTCAGAAATAATTGCGGCGCGTTAAAAGACGAAAATGGTCGGGTTGTACGATACGGTATCGCAAATGATTCACCGGCGATGAACAAGCGTATCAAGTCCAGCGACCTCATCGGTATTCGCCCCGTGATTATCACGCCCGATATGGTGGGGACAACCATTGGTCAGTTTGTGGCGCGTGAGATTAAAAAAGCGGGATGGAAGTATAAAGGGACTGAACACGAAGAGGCACAGTTTGCGTTTGGTACGCTCATCATCGGGCTAGGTGGTGATTTTAAATTTTGGAACGGTGAGGGGGAATTATGATGAGTAAGTGGATTTTATTTCTTGACGGGTGCATTGCAGGTCTTTATTTAGGGTTCATCTGTTCGTGGATTGATAAAACACCAGCGACAGGCTGGCTAAGTTTATTATGTGGGGTCGGAGTGATTCTGCAACTTGCTGTAGTGCGTTATCTCCGCAGGGATTGACCACCCCGTCAAACCTGTGCCATACTGGGTCATATTAACTAATCAGAGACATGGACAATGAGTAAAGAACATATTTTAGACACCGCGTACAAGATGGCCCAGCGTGACGGTTTTGCAGCAATTACACGTGATGGTGTCGCCGCCGAAGCCGGTGTGGCGATGGGAAGCGTTAACCACCATTGGTTGCGTATGGAGGCACTACGTGATGCAGTCATGCAGCGAGCTGTAGAGGAAGAAAACCTTGAAATGATTGCACAGGGTATAGCGCTGGGGCATGATATTGCCAAATCTGCACCGCTGGAACTGCGTCAACGGGCACTGACCACCCTTCTGTAAGCGGGGTATAACATGCGAAAAATTTCAACACAGGAACGGGAGAATCAAATCTCCCAACTGTGTAAAGGCAGCATTTACTCTTTTGTCGGATGGATGAATGAAAATGTAGGTGAAAAGAGTCAAATATTTATAAACTGTGAAAAACATGGCGCGTGGTTGACAACGATAAAAAATTTTTGCGCCGGTAGAAGGTGTCCAAAATGTGCAAGAGAATACACAGGCAATGTTAACAAAAGCAATACTAAAGATTTCATCGCGAAAGCACGAGTAATTCACGGGGACACTTACGATTATTCAAAAACAGAGTACAGTCTTTCAAATCTAAGATGTTGTATTATATGCAAAACTCACGGAAGTTTCAAAATTACTCCAGAAAAACATCTTGCTGGGCGAGGATGTCCGTCATGTGGTAGGACATCAAGAGATAATTTCAAACGGGACGATTTTGTAAAATTCACTAAAAAAGCTCAGATGGTTCATGGAAATAAGTACGATTATTCAAGAGTTAAATATATCGGGTCTTCTTTAAAAATATTAATTGGATGTTCAAAACACGGGTTATTTTTACAAACACCTAACTCACATCTATCCGGACAAGGGTGTCCAGGATGCAGTAAATCAGGATTTGACCAGACAAAACAAGGAACGCTATACGCACTGCGATCTGATTGTGGACGTTACGTTAAAGTAGGTGTAACGAATAACTTCAAACAGAGATTTTCTCAATTGCGAACAGCAACACCATTTGATGTGTCCGTCATCGAGCGTATAGAATGTGAAGGTAAGACGGCGAGACAGCTTGAAAAGATGTTCCACACCGAATTTGAGTCCGCAGGATTTACAGGATTCGACGGCGCAACGGAATGGTTACGATGGTCAATAGAAATACAGCACTGGTTAAGGCTGCTAAAATGATGATTACAGAGAGAAAACAATATATTCCATACTCACTCGTCAAGGCGGGTGATAAAATGACCAAGCGACCCCACGGTTCGACAACCAACCCTAATGACTGGTTAACATATGCTGACGCAGTCGCTATAGACGCCGACGGGGTTGGTTTTGTGTTCAGCGATGATGACCCCTATTTTTTCATTGATATTGACCATTGTTTAACCAATGGGACATGGTCGCCGCTGGCTGTGGAATTATGTCAGACATTTGCGGGCTGTTACGTTGAAGTATCACAAAGTGGTACTGGTTTACACATTATCGGTCGATACTCTTCTATCCCGCACCACGCTTGTAAAAACACATCTCTCGGTATTGAACTTTATCATACAGAAAGATTTGTGGCTTTGACCGGCTTAAATGCCAGTGGGTCGTGGGAAAACGACGTTACATCCGCTCTTAATAGTACAGTTGCACGTTATTTCCCAAAAGAAGAATCAACAGTGTCTGCAAAATGGACTGACTCACCGCAAGAAGGCAGCAACCCAATTGAAGATGACACGAAACTGATTGAAAAAGCATGTTTGGCTAAAGAGGGTGTTTCTGTAATTTTTGGAGGTAAAGCCACTTTTAAAGACCTGTGGAAAGGTGTCGTATCTGATGACGATGACCGGTCATCGCTCGATTCATCACTTGCTACTCGTCTTTTGTGGTGGACAGGTGGCAACTGCGAAAGAACAAAATTACTGATGTTACAAAGCGGTTTAAAAAGAGAAAAATGGTTCACCAATAAGTCGTATCTTGAACGAACTATACTCAATGCTGCTGGACTTCTTACCACCTATTACAGCGTGGGCGCACCTATTGAGTTACCACGGCAGGATGTGCAGAGCAGTAAGCCTGTCGCGCGCAGTGGTTATCAGTTTATCGGTGGGTCACAGCTTTACGATATGTTCAAAGATTTTATCTACGTGACTAATCAGCACAAGATTTTGACGCCGGACGGTCTGTTACTAAAACAGGAACAATTTAACGCCCTGTACGGTGGCTATGTGTTCACGCTGGACGATACCAACGAAAAGACCACTAAAAAGGCGTGGGAGGCTTTTACCGAGTCTCAGGCGTACTCATTTTGCAAAGTCTTTGACATTATTTATGACGCCGATACGGAATTTGGTTCCATCATCGTTGAGGACGGTATACGTTATGTGAATGCCTTTAAACCGTCTGATGACGCGGGTACTGAGGGTGATGTGTCGGTATTTCTTACGCACGTCCGTAAACTGTTGCCGCTCGACAACAATATCCTGCTGGACTGGATGGCGTACAAGGTACAAAACCCCGGTAAATGTATGCTGTGGGCACCCGTCATCATTGGTACTTATGGTAACGGTAAGACCACAATTGCTGACGCCATGATGATGGTGATGGGTAAACGTCACAGTGCGCTGGTCCAGTCGTCCGACGTGGACAATAAATTTAACGGCTGGGTGTTTGGTAACACATTTGCGGTCATTAACGACTTTAAAGTAGGTGTCAAACGTGATGTCATTGAGATTTTAAAACCTCTCATTACTGACCGCATGATTGCCTACCAGAAAAAAGGTGTGGACTCTGACCTGTGTCGTAACATGCTGGGTATTATGATTACCAGTAACCACAGGGACGCAGTTATCAAGACGAAAGACGACCGCCGGTACGCAACCTTCATCACACCGCAGGAAAGCAAAGAAGACGTGTTGCGTGACGGTATGGATTCGAACTATTTTGAGCGCCTCGATGTGTTCATGCGTGACACACGTACCGCTTCTTACCTGCGTCATTATTTCCTTAACCGTGCAGTAGGTCATCACCCTAACCGTGCGCCGGATACGTCCAGCACGTTACTGGCGATACAGGCGTCAATGGGCGGTGTGGAGCAGGAAATTATGGAAGCGATTGATGAAGGACGTCAGGGCTTTGCGGGTGGATGGGTGAGCAGTAAGGCACTTGACAACCTGTTACGGTCAATGCGTGCGGAACGTCAGATACCACCTGGTAAGCGCCGTGACCTGATGCAGAGTCTGGGGTATGACTGGCACCCTGCGCTCAAGGATGGCCGTGTGAACAACGTGATAATGATTGATGGTGGTAAGCCACGCCTTTACATCAAGGTGGGTCATATTCACGCTAACCTTGAGCGAGCTGCGGATGTAGAACGATATTACGCAGCGGCGCAGGGTGATACAACAGCACTTGCAATGATAGCCCCGTGACAGGGGCTTTTTATTGTCCACAATTACGACACCTGCCGTTTGCCACATATCGCTCTGCCATAACGCCGCACTTCATGCATGGCTCATACGGCATATACCACTTTTTACCCTCCTGTATCGCTCTCTGACGCGGTGAGGGCTGCTTGACTATTGATGACACATCTCCGAGTGGAAAACCTACCTCAGCGAGTTTGACGAGGTTCTGGAGGGTTTCCCGCTGCTGTTGCAACTCAGCAATGTTCTTATCCAGTTCTTCCACTGCCGATTTAAGCACGTTCAGTTGTTGTTGCGGTTCCGGCTCATCACGTTTCTGTTTTGCGGCGCGCTTAATCTCAGCACAAACTGCACAGGTTGACCCCTGCCAGATGCCCGCATGCCCACACATGGTGTGGCGCTTTGTGCCGATGCGTAACCTGCAATGTGGTTCAGTACGAATGCGTGTGAGCAATTTTTGTTCTACCGGGTCACCGGAATCTGTGCCGTTTTTATAGTGCTGAACCAAATCATAATGATTATGCCAGGCACATTCGGTGCAGATGTTGGTCAACGGATGACAACTTTCACACGTGCAATTTTCTCTGTAATGAATCATATGTATGCCTTTATAGATATGAACAGGGTTCTATAATATATGAATATTCATTGTGAGTAAATGCCCTGCGTATCGGGGTACGCCGCAGGCCGCGCCGTTACTGGATTTGTAATTTTTTACCCAAAACCCCGATGGTGCGAAACTCTCTTACCACTATTTATGCGATGTATGTTTATTATGTTACATACATACATGTAACACCATTACTTATATAATATTATTCTTTTAACGGGGTATCGGGGTATTTTATATAGTAATAAAAGGTAAATCAGTAACTTACAAAATACCCCGATGGTTTACCCCGTACGATTTATTTTGAGGTATCGGGGTAAGGGTTGCTACGGCTTGCCCGTGTGGTATCATGTGTGGTATTAGGACAGGAGACAGACACATGAAATTTAACATCAACGGCAAAGAGGTCGAACTGAGTGACGAACAGATTGAAGCATTTCACGCTTTAACTAAATTGCAGCAGGGAATGGTCGTGGAAACCTTGCGCGGTTTGAAGCCATCTGATGCTCACCGCGCCGCTGGTGGAAAATGTAAGAACGAAAATAACCGTACTCGTATCGCTGGTGAAATCCTGCGCAATCATTCAGTTGATAAGTTTCTCCAATCGTTCAAGCAAGAACGTGCGGAAATACTTGCAGAAGTTGTTATGTCCCGTGACGAGATGGCTCAACGCCTCACGGCGATTGCTCGTACCCGTGTGGATGACTTACTGGTTCTGAACAACAAAGATTTCATCGATGAAGACGGTGAAGTTGCTCAACAGGGTGGATGGGCGTTTAAAGAACTGGATGAAATGACTGGAGCTGGTCCGGCTGCAATCAGTGAATTAACAGCGGGTAAAAAAGGTCTCACTGTGAAACTTCATGACCAGGTGTCAGCAATGAAACAACTTGCCGACCTGATGGGATGGAACAAGCAGCAAATCGAACTGAGCGGCGAAGTAGGCATCCGTAAAACGCTGGATGATTTCTATGGCGACGCTTAATCCGGCGCTGCGTGACTTCTGGAAAACGCGTACAGCACCTGACGGGCATTCTGTGCGCTTCCGCACGTTATACGGCGGTCGTATGTCGTCCAAGTCACACGACGCCGCAGGCGTGGCTATAGCGCGTGCAAATTACATGGAACAACGCTTCCTGTGTCTGCGTATGTACCAGAACCGTATCGCCGATTCTGTGTACACTTTGCTCAAAGATAAAATCAGTTATTTTGGTCTGGACAAGAATTTTAAAGTTTATGCAGATGCCATTGAGCATAAAACCAACGGGTCATTGTTCCGGTTTTATGGTATGGCACGTAACATTGACGAGATTAAATCGTTTGAGAAAGCGTCCGTTGCGTGGATTGAGGAAGCGCACAACCTGACCGAGGAAATGTTTGCCACCATCCGTCCGACCGTTATGCGTAACGAGGATGCAGAAATATGGCTCACATTTAACCCACGTCTTGCCACGGACTTTGCGTACAAGCGCATGGTACTGTCACCACCTGCCGGTACTGTGACACGTCTGATTAACTACGATGAAAACCCGTTCCTGTCCGCAACAGCTTTGGCGGATATTGAATCAGCCAAAGCGGAAGACTTTGAAGAATACCAGCATATTTATCTCGGTGTTCCGCGCGATAACGATGACCGTGTGGTCATCAAGCGTAGCTGGCTCATGGCGGCAATTGATGCGCATAAGAAAGTCGGCGGCAACTGGTTCGGTGGTAAAACTGTTGGTTATGACGTTGCTGATTCCGGTGATGATAAAAACGCATCAACCACGATGGATGGCAGCGTGTGTATCGGGCTGGATGAATGGAAAGGTGGCGAGGATGAACTGCGTGAGTCTGCCATGCGTGTGAAACTCACCGCAGAACGCGCTCAGGCGTCCCATATTGGCTACGATAGCATTGGGGTGGGCGCTGGTACAGGGTCGCACTTAAACGCCGCAGGATGGCGCAGACACTTCAAATTTAACGCTGGTGGTAAAGTGTGCGACCCCAAGAAGAAATATGGCGACACACGTATCAACAACGAAGATTTCTTTGCCAACCTGAAAGCGCAGGTATGGTGGCTCACCGCTGACCGGTTCCGTAATACGTATCTGGCTGTCACAAAGGGTCGGGAATTTCCTGTTGACCAGATGATAAGTTTGTCCAGTGAGTGTGACAGTAAATTACTGGACAAACTGATTGATGAGTTATCCACGCCCATGCGCGACTTTGATAACGCCGGTAAAGTTAAGGTCGAGAGTAAAAAAGATTTGGCAAAGCGTGATATCATGTCACCCAACATTGCAGACAGTTTCATTATCGCTAACAGTCGCGGATTACTTGCACGCCGCACAGCGTCGGAGATACTTTGACATGACATTTAAAATCAGTATGGCGTGGTGGTTTACTCCTTATCTTCACACGTTGCGCTTTTTCTTATTAATCACGGGAATGACACCTGATTTTGACAAACTGGATAAAGTCATTCGTCACGCTGTACGAATTGAGGGACCAGTTAAACATGGCTAAGAAACCCAATTTACACGCTGTACCGAAGCATGTTACTGCCGATGGGCTGGTTAATGTTGCGTCTGGGCTTGGTACTTCGAAAGCTAAACGCAGTTTTAACCAATTTTCACGGGTTATTTTCAATGATTGGCAGGCTCTGGACAATGCTTATCAATCAAACTGGCTGGCACGTCAGATTGTGGACGTACCGGCTGAGGATATGTGCCGTGAGTGGCGCACCATTAAGTGCAAAGATGCTGATGATATCCGCATGGAAGAAGACCGTCTCATGTTGCCATCACTGACACAGGAAGCGATTAGCTGGGCGCGTCTGTACGGTGGTGGCGGTATCCTGATGCTCACCGGACAGGACTTAACCAAGCCGCTCAACGTGAATCGTATCCGTAAGGGTGATTTACGTCGTTGCATCGTGTTTGACCGTTATGACATGTCTGCAATGACACTTAACACATGGAACGTGCTGGAGCCTAATTTCCTGCTGCCGGAGTTTTACACCATTACAGGTGGTGGACAGCAAATCCACTGGTCACACTTTGCCCGGTTCAATGGCGCACGTTTACCGCGTCGTCAGATGTTACAGACGCAGGGCTGGGGTGACTCAGAATTGCGCAAGTGTCTCGATGATATCATGGACATGGTTGCATCAAAGGACGGTATTGCCGAACTGATGCAGGAGGCTAACGTCGACGTGGTCAAGCGTGAAGGTCTGAGCGATGAACTTGCATCTGACCAGGACGAAGCAATCATCAACCGTTATACCCTGTTCAGCCAGATGAAGTCAGTGGTGCAGATGGCTCTGCTGGATGGTGAAGAGTCCTACGAGCGCAAGACGCTTGACCTTGGCGGTGTTGCGCCGGTGCTCGAAACGTTTATGACATGGATTAGTGGTGCGGCTGATATCCCTGTAACACGCCTGTTTGGTACGTCTGCCAAGGGACTCAATGCTACAGGTGAGGGAGACCTGACCAACTATTACAACTCTATCCGCAGTAAGCAACTGGTGCAGATTGACCCAGGCTTACGCTATCTGGATGAGGTAATGGTGCGTAGTGCACTGGGATACTGGCCGGATGATTATAACTATGTGTGGAATCCACTGGCACAACTAAACGAATTACAGATTGCACAGGCTGCATATCAGCGTGCACAGAAAGACATGTTGTATTTACAGGAAGGTGTCATCCGTCCGTCACAGATTCAGCGCAATTTACAGGCGTCCGAAGAGTACCAGTTTGAAGACAAGGACATTGAGGCACAGGCTGCGACGGAAAGTGAACTGGTGGAACGTCCGAGTGATGTTGAGCCGGAGAACGCGGTGGATAGTTTACCGTTCTACGAAGCGTACACACTGCTGAGTGAGAAGGGTCTGACACACGATGAAGTAATGCAACAACTCGCCCCGTAATGGGGCGGTTTACTGCTTATCCCACAACGTACGCAGCCCCTCGATAAATCCGAGTACCCACGCACGCTTTTCCCTCATTTCGGTATACGGACAGTCGTCAATAGTTACAGCACCTGTCAACGCGGCATCCCTGCCGAAGTTATAAATCTGGTTCAAATTGGTCATTCACTCAGCGTATGCGAGCAATTACTAACCGTCGACCAGATTAGTCTGAGAGTTTGATATCTCCGGATTTAATGGCGTCGTATAAATTTATTGCAAATTGTTTAGCCGATGGTCCAGCGCTTTCAACCAACTCAAGAATTTTATTTATCGCCTCATCGCGCTTCTTGTTTTCCATTGACTGAATGGGACGAAACTTTAACTTCGGATATTCGAGATAGTGAACATATTGTATGAATTCAAATACATCGCATGACATGACACAACCCTG